GTCAGGCAGATAATCCTTGCCGTAGTCGACATTGTCCGTAGCATGGAGCAGAGACATGAGTGTGCCGCCCATAAGGGCTTCCCAATCTTCGCCGACATCCACACCTCTGAGCCATTGCTTGGTCTTCTCCTTCAGCTGCGCTTCGGAGTAATTACCGCTCGCCATACGCTCTCCAAGGGTATCCCCGGATGCGCGTATCTCCTCTACACGGGCTTTCGTTTGGGCGGTCTTGTCTATCTTCAGCCTCGCGCCGTGTACATCGTTCTGTATCCCGGAGATGATGGTGTCGATATCCGCTCCATTAAACTGCTCGTTCGTCTGAAGGTCAGCGATGATAGAGTCTACCTCTTTGAGGAAGCCCTCGTCATCGTTCTTAAACTTCTTCCGGGCATTCGCCATCCGCTTATCGGCTTCCGCCTGTGCCTCTTCCGTCTTTATCTCTCCGTTGATAGCCTCGCCCCTCGCCCGGAGATCGTTTATCGTATCCTTCAGATTGAAGTCCACGCCGTAGCCCAGCGAGAGAGGGTTGCCGCTCGTCCGCTTGCTCTCCATCTTGGATAGAGTCGCGTATCCCTGCTCGTTCAGCCAGTCGTTCTTATCGTCCGACAGGCGGTCGGCGAGTTTCTTATATATCTCGACTTGCTGCTGCGGGGTCTTCCCTTCCAGCTGCTTGGCGATGTACTCGTTCAGCTGCGCTATCTCGGCCTCGGCTTTCTCGCTGTTGGTGATGGCATCATCTATCTTGAGGATATCGTCCTCATCCAATTCGAGACGATGCTCCTGAAGCCATTCACGGGAGAAGTTGATAACGCGGTACTTATCGCCCAGGTTTAGGGTAGTGCCGTCCGCGTAAGGATTGTACGTGTCCTTATTCGTGGCATCATGCCTGCGGGTATACGCTTCGTCGGGCTTGTAGGTGTTGCCAATCTTGGAATAGTATGCCGCCGCGTCAAGGCCGTAGTCGCCTACGGAGCCGCCGTTCCGGGCAGACCATATCATCCCGTAGATGGTATCGTCACCGTTAAAGTTGACGGCACGGTTCAGGAGGACAGCGTTCCCCTCGGCTTTCTTCGACATCATCGAATTAAGCGTAGAATACTTAGAGGATACCGCGTCATATATCTGTTTGTCGGAGTATCCCTTTGAAACATAATATTCAATATCCTTGCCAAGGTCATCGAGTTCCTTCTCGGCCTTGATGGTGGTGTCCTGCGCTTGAAGGTATTCCTGCGCCCAATAGGCAAGATCCTGTTCAGGCGTAGATTTCCCGGAAGACAGAGGAGCAGCGGCATCATAGCCGGTAGCCGTTGTGCGCTTGCCGACCGTCAGCATACGGATCTGGTCATCCGTCATCTGGTCAGGATCATAACCATAAGACCTAAGACCTTCTATCGCCTTGTAGTTGGTCGCCTTAGAATACGGGTTATAGTACTGGGAATACGGATTAGTCTGCGTATTCTGATAGTTCAGATACGCCGACCGAAACTGATTCGCCAGCTTATCATTCGCGCCGTACTTACCTATCTGCATGCCCAGCTGGTACACCTGCGCCGCATACGGATTAGTATTCGCGTTATACGGTATCGTCTCTACCTTAGTCGCGTACTGCGCTTTGCGTGTAGACCCCTGCTTGGGGAGTTCAGGCAGATTGGGTTTAACGGTACTCTTGTTCTGCTGTACCTTCGGTTGAGTAACAGTCGGAGCAACAGTTTTCTGCTGCTCCGGGAGTTCGAGATTCGGATTTCTCATTCGCATCTACCTCCATCAGTCAAGGAGACGGACAAGGGAAGAAAGTTTCTCTTCGGCGGTTCTCTGCCCACCGGGATTCTGGTTCTGCGCGTACTTGGTTCCAAACGATTTCATCAGGTTGTCCGCGAAATTCACGCCAGCCAGCGTCTGCTGCGCCGCATTCCTCATCATATTGCCTACGCTGTTCGTGAGAGCGGAGCCTACCGCTATGGCATCAGAGCCGGAAGGATATACCGTCTTGCTGCTGCTCCTGGAAGACCCGCCGCCGCCGCCAGATCCCTGCTGCATCAAGTTATACAGCGCTAGCCACAGGTTATTGTTCGTAGTCATAGCGTTCTGCGCTCGCGTGTATTCCCTGTTCCTGATATCGTCTATCGCCGCAAGGACGTTCGCTTCGTACGTCTGGTCTTCCGCTGTACGTCTCGCCGCAAGGCTGTTCCATGCATCCGTGCGGTTCTGCTCGATATCGTTCAGCGTCTTGTCTCCCTCGGTCTGTATCTTCCCAAGAGTGGCGTTATTGTACGAAGATCTCTGCATGCCGTTGCGGATCGCGTTCAGCCTCTGCGCGGACAGGTTCCTGCTCGTCGCCTCGGATGCCGCGTCACGCTGTCTATCGTAGTTTGTATTGATGCTCGTTCCCTCCGCTTCGAGGGATGCGAGGTTCGCCGCATGAGATGCCGCGTATCTGTTACGCGCCTCCTCGGCTATCGCCTCATCAGAGGCGGCAGTATAATTATCAAACTGAAGTTTCTTGAGAAGTTCAGCTTCGGTCATCGGTCATCGCCTCCTTAAGATAGATTTGGTGAAACATACGGCCCGGCGACTATCGGTATCGGGTCGCACCATTCCGTGGTAAGCACTTCGCCGAACAAGGTACGCCCAACAATAGCGATACGCAGATTGCCTATCTCGTTGAGGATGTTCTCAGGCAGGAATATCGGAGATGTCAGTCCGTCATCCTTCAGCACAAACTTGACGCTGACAGGATCGTGTATGCTGTCGTTATAGAACACAGCCTCACAGCCCTTGCCCGTACCATACTGGTCTACGTACGAACTCCATGCGGCAGCGGTATCCTCGTCGAACTCAGCTATCTCACAGTAGTATTCCTTGCGCGTGTTCTGCACTACCCTGTTTTCCGGGACAGAAGCGGTCAGCTTCTGCCCCGTTATGGTGAGAGTGATAGGTTCCACTTACTCCACCTCCGGCTCCTCATCTGTCGGTTCTTCCGTCACCTGAGGTTCCATCTCAATAAGCTGCACCTCTTCGCGGGATGCGTCCACAAGCCCCTCACCTATGATGTATGCGATTACCGCCGCACCTGCCATGATGATAGAGGCTACCTCTGTCGCCATGCTCTCGGAATAGCCAAAGGCTTTTATCATAAGAGTCACGAAAGCTGCTACGCTCGTCCAGAATCTGCGGGATGTAAATTTACGTTTCCAATCCATGACTATACCTCCTTACTGGTCAATGACATGTTGTCTCAGCTTGTTGTGCGCTTCGCTTACCGCGCCATTGCACCCTAACTGTTTGAGTCCGTCCAGTATTGCAAACTGAGTACTTAGCAGCGTCTTGATGTCCTTCTGTTGTCTCGCAGATCGTTTCTCGACGATCTCCAGCCTGTTGTACACCTTAAAAGTCTTCCACAGGTATCCGACCACCAGCGCCGCCAGCGCTATAATACCCGAAACAAGTCCTATCTTTTCTCCTAAGCTCATGCCGCATCACCCTTTCAAAAAGCATGAATAACTCACGCATTCTTTTATGAAATCCTTTTCTGGCTGATGCGTTCTCGCTGCGCTCGCCGGATCATTGCACCATATACCTTTCTCGTCAAACTTCCACATGACGATATAGTGCCCGCCTTTTGTCCAGAAACCTTTTGTTTTCCCGTTTTCTTTATAGGCTCTCATGTGGCAAATTACATACCCGCCAGCCTTCACCCATTTCTTTGCGTCTGATATTTTGCTCGACCATTTAAACCGAAGACCAAATCGATTCGCCGTCCATGGGAATGCCGCTTCATTTGTCCCGGATTCCGCCCGGAATCCGCATTTCATATACAATGGCGCGATCATTCTGGGTGTGATTTTGGAATCCACCAATGTGGCCAGCACCATTGCTGCGGATGTAACACCGCAGCCGCTTGTGCATACCGTCTTGTCCTTGTTTTTGTTCCCAGGCCCCGTATATGGTACATTCCGCCACCTGCTGTCGTACTGCTTATAGTCCACCGGCTGTTTATACTTGACAGGCAGATAGGTCACCTTGTCAGGGTCTACCGTCTCTGCGTCTACTACTTCAAGCAGCTTCTGCCACGTTTTCGGGCCGACGATCCCGTCAACCGCGAGATCCCATTCCCGTTGGAAACCCTTGACTGCGGCGAGAGTCTGCTTACCGAATATGCCATCAGCTTCGATCCCAAGCATGGTCTGCAATTCCTGTACAGCATCGCCTTTAGAACCATATCTCAGCGTCTGCATTTGCTGCCTCCTTTCATCGGTCTACTGTTTTAAATATCCTATCAAATTAAACCATCCAACTGAGAAACAATATGTTCCGCAATACGTTTTCTTCCGTTCGCATTTGGATGAACGCCATCTGTTGAATCAAAATATGCCAATCGTGTAAACCTGTTAGCTCCTAATGTGTAATAATCATCAATCACAGGTAGTTGATATGCTTTAGATACAGAGTTAATAATTTCAACGAAAGCGGTCAGAAGTCGAGCCGTTCCATCATAATCATCTGTTGTATGTGTATTTGAATCATACAGATACTCACCGTCATCATCCCAGAACCGCCAAGTCGGAGTAATCGGGATCAAAAGGATGTTGGGATATGCTGTAAGGATGGCTTCGATTGCCGCCTTATATGCATTTTTAAATGCGTACATATCCGTAGAGTCATCATCATTCGATAACATTACTTCAGTTGAAAAATCATTAGTTCCATACTCCCAGAGGATGATTTCAACCTTAGAGAAGTCGATAGCCTTAACAGCCGTTAACCTGTCTGCAAAATATGGCAAACCGCCTGTCATATTTTCAACTGCGGTTTCTTGTGCCGTCCATGTGTTTGTCGCGATAGCTTTCATCAATTCGACACCTGAGAGGGCATTCCAGTATGTATACTGGAGATTATCCCCGTACCGGTATGCCATGCGACTCCCGCCGAACGCGCAATTATGAACCGTTGCGCCTGTTTTAGACTCGATCAATTTACATATTCCTGTGTGATCATTGAGATTTCCGATAATGCTATCACCGAAAAAAGCGATTGTTTTACCGTATAATGAGGATAGCTTTGAAATGATATAATCGCCATACGGCACAACCACATCAAGTTGTGAATACGACACACATAATGTTCCCGCAAAATTTGTGGCATTTGTTGCTAATCGATAGTATGCGGCAGTTGCAGGGATAGACGTATTTGCCTTCACGGCTGTAGTTGTCTGGGTAAATAGTGTTACACGATTATTTGAGCCGCCATTATTAAGCGCGGTTTTTTCCGAATCGTAGAAACACACATAGAGGATATATGGCTGATTGGAACGGACAAAATACAATTTACTATTATTAGGGTCAACGGGTAAATAATCAGTCCGCACATATGATGCACTTACAGAATCCGCCCCAGATGTATCTATAAGTCCAGAATTGGGAAAGCTGTTATCAAAGATATTTTCAGATTTTCTAATATCAAATGCGGAATTCAAATCACCTACATCCCCCACAAGCGCTTCATAGCCTTCAGGGGTTCCGGAAAACGCTTCAGCGGCATACTCTGCCGCTTCTTCCGCCGATTCCGCCGCAGCCTCTGCTGACGCGGCAGCGGCAGATGCAGAACCGACAGCGGATGAAGCCTGCACCGCTTTCGCAAGCGCGATCATTGCCAAATCTTCGCTTTTACTCATGTGTTTCTCCTTTCCCGCCCCATGCGGCGCAGGCTTCCCCGCGCCGCACAGTTCGGACGTTCCTTACATCTGATCGAGCATGGTCTGCAATTTATTGCGAACCTGTTCATTCGGTGCTTCGTTCATCAGCTGCTCCAGCTGCTCCGTAAATCCGTCACGGGAATACCTTCCCATGCTGTTCCTTCTGTTGGAGTATCCAGCCATAGAATTTCCGCGATACGATCCTCCCCGATAGCGCCGGTAGGATTTATCGGCGTAGATATCGGCAGGCGCGTAAGCGTAACTCTGGCCTTCCTCTTCCATCGAGATGACAGCTTTAACGGATTTCAGGGAATGAGTCAGCTTGTCCACATACTCAAGGTCGGCAGCTGAGAGTTTCCCTCCCAGCTTGCCGTTGACTTCTTCTACCGCACGAGACAGAGTCTCACACAGTTCATACAAGGCGTTCAGGTTATCCATTCACGCCACCTCCATCAGGTGCCAGTAGCGGCAGGCGTAACGGGATTGGCTACCGTGTACGCCGGTATCGGGTACGGAGCTACACGATTCACGATGTACTGCGTCTGAGCGGTGTTATCCGCGATCAGCTGCGCCGTCTGAGCGACCTGAGATGCCGCAAGGTTCTGCATGTTGACCCTATTCTGGAGTTCCAGGTTCTGAGCCTTGAGATTATCGATCTCCTGCTGGCACATCTTATCGAGGATAGCCTGCGTCTGAGCCTGGATAGCCTGCCGCGTAAGCGCACCCTCCTGCTGTACGACGTTCTGCGTCTGAACGGTAGCGAGGCGGTTCTCGCAGCAGCAGTTGGAAAGCTGAGACTGCATCGCAAAGCCCTGCTGTGTGATGGCGTTCTGGATGTCAACAAGCCCACCCTGAAGCCCGACGATCTGAGAATTCAGGAACTGATCCCGGAATCCTTCGTTCATCTGCTGAGAATTGTTCATCCAAGGATACATCTGGTTCATACCGTTGCCGCCGAAGCCATTGCCCCAACCACCGAGCAGGATGAACAGGAGGATGATCCACCATCCGTTGTCACCAAACATGTTGCCGCTGCCGCCTGCGGGCATAACCGGCATATTCATCGGGATTCCATTGTCTTCGAGTGCCATAACATGGCCTCCTCTCTAAAAATTATTTTTTCAACAACCGCTATTTGCGATTGATGAGATTCATTAGCTGCTGTGCCTGCTGCACAGCGTTGTTGTACTGCGCCTGCGTGATCCTGCCGCTCGCAAGCATCTGTTCGACTTGCTGTTTCGGGTCGCCGTGGAAAGACTGTTTGAACTGCTGAAACCTCTGGACGATCGCGTTTACAGGATTCTGACCACTTAACATCTGGAACAGGGGATTCATGCTTTAGCCTCCTTCATCGCATCGATCTCTTTGCGAAGAGCCTGTATCTCTGCCGTCAGGGCATCCAGTTTGTTTTCAGGTTCTGCCGCCGTCTCGCGTATGGTAAAGTCGAGCGTCTTGATGCTCGGTATCCCAGAAGCGTCAGCAGACTTCAGGTATATCGTCTGAGCCTCGCTATCCCACAGGACTACCGTCTGATTCGGGGCCACAAGGTAGGACTTCGCTCCCGCTTCGCCCTGCACCCATATGATCCCGGAAGACGGCTGCTGCGGCTGCACATATGGCATGTATCCGTATGGAGCCTGATATCCGTAAGGCATGCTCACATCTCCTTAATCCAATAGTACTGCGGGATCTCCTTGGAAGAATCCCAACTGTCGAACAATTCACCGTTCACTACCGTCGCCACATGCGTACCGAAGCCCAACACATACGTGCCTCTCGGATGCGCGATGCAGAAGTCCTCCGCCGTGAAGCAGTCCTCACATTGCGGCTCGATAGCCTGTCTGGTGAACCCATGCTCCCGAAGGACGCTTCCCCATACGCTGTTGGATGACGGCATATCCCCCATGACGAACGCATTGATCGCAAGCATCGTGAACGCTTTCTCCCACGTTACGTCAAGTGCCTTGGCTATGGCGCGTACCGCGCAATCACCTACGGAACGCCCAACCGGGTTGGGGTTGTACGGCTTCCACATCAGGCGCTCTCCTCCCACGTACCGCTCGGAGACAGCATATATACCTTGCTCATGTCGGCAGTCATCGCTATGCTTCCCGGCTGGCACACAGGGAATTCGGTCGTAGCCGTCGTGTTGGTCGGCAGATCGTCCACATCACTTGCGCTGTCGAGCAAGAACATCGCCCTCGCCCGATCAGCTTCACTCATCCTGAATATCGCCATTGTCGTATCCTCCTTATTCTTCGTAAGTCACTATAAGTTTCGGAGCATTGCTGTTCTGGTTTGCTCCGTAGAATCCTGCATAGTTTTTCGAGAACATATAACTCGAATAGTAGGACGCGCTCGTCTCGGAGTAGAACACAAGCCCATGCTTGCTCCCGGAAACAAGAGCAGTCACGGCGGCAAGCGGCACGGTCATCTCTACGGACTTTTCCTTTGTCGCCGTACCTATTTGCCCGTATGTCGTAAGGTCGCCAACTGCGATAGTGCCTGTACGGCCTGTATTGTTACAGGCTCCAAGCAATGTCTTCGTGCTGATACTCGCGCCGTAAGCGGACTGTCTCTTCACGCGCAGCTTCGCTTCCGTTAAGGTCTTTCCGTTCAGCGCAGCCATGCTCCCAAACCACATGCACCCGTAGTTGACATAGTGATCGTTGTTGTACCCCTGAATGATGTCGTTTGAAAGCCATCCACTCCCAGACTTGGAACGATACGTTCCGCTTGCTGAGCATGTGAACGTCACCGTCTTCGTAACTACCGGCGTATCGCCGCCGATGATATCGTCTATCGCCTGAGAGTTCTCAGCCGTCTTTGCCTCTATCGATCCAACGGTTTCAGCCAACGCATTTTTATACTCTTCCAACGCGTTGTCTGTGTTGCCAAAGCGTTGGAAGATATCGTCCAACACATCCATTAGCTTGGTATAGAACAGACGTTCCTCTGCCGTCCACTTCTGGGGCATCGGGGGTGCTTCGTACTGGTAGAGCATACTCGCCATACAATCGCCCCCTTAATCCCAGTCGAGTTCAAGCTTCGCGCTGTACCCGCCTGCGAGATTCCACCATGCGTTCGTCGCAGCCGTCTCAAGGATGAACCTGAAGTATCTTCCGACTGTGTTCAGGTGTACCCTCTTGGGCTTCCCGGCAGGCAGCGTTACCGTCTTGGTCTTTTTCTTTTTATTCGTCTCAACGCCTACCGTGATCTCCATCCCGGTCGGCGATATCAGGTAGATATCGAACGCACTCTTCGTCACATCGCGCCTGCCTAAATCCTGCCATGCGCTCACGTATTGAATAGGAAGATAACTCGCGCCCGTAACGTCTCCATGCGTGATCTTATATACACGGAAGTTGCTATTTTCAACACCCACGCTGTACAGTACGCCATCCCACACGAGGAAGTTGGTCACGCTCACGTTCTCGCGGATGGAGAATGCCCTCTCTTGGAAGTCGTACTCGATAAGGCAGTTGTTCACGGTACTGTTATCGAGCGGAACGGCAAGGTAATAGATATCGCCGCACACACAGCCTGTGGCCTTACCGACGTTCGCCTTATTGACGCGCTTGAGCAGATCCTGTATCGTCTGATGCTGGAACGCCGCGACATTAGCGCCGTTGTAATACATCAGCCCTTCGTACCCCAGCATGATGACCATGTTGTCGTGGATAGCTACCGTGTTCTCCACGATAGTGCCGCCGCCGAACTGTTCCTTCAGCGTGTACTCGCCGGGGTTCGTGCCAAGGATACGCCACACCTTCTGCTTCTTGATCGCAAGCACATAGGAGCCGTATGTCCGCAATGCCACGAATCTGTCTCCATCCCATGATGGCTGGTCGATATCGCCTGCGCCATCTTCGGGGGCATCCGTGTTCGCCGACCAATCGAGCGGATCGTTTATCGCGGAATAGAACAGCGTATCGGGCCTGTCCTTCACGCCGCTCGCCCATATCCTCTCATAATGGCGGCAAAGGAAGCCGAACTTCAGCGGATCCTGATTGGGGTCTGGCTGTATCGTTACCGGCTGCACCGTCTGGTCATCCGTATAGAATACGAACATCCCGTCATCCGGGTTCGTGAACAGGAGTACATCCACAGGCGCTGGTGTCGCCGTAGGCGTACCGCCCACATCGCGGAAGTTTACCTCATACGTGATGAAGTCGAAATTCGGGTTCGTGATAGTCACGCCGCTTATCTCCGTCCATGCGGGGGATACCGCACTCGGATCATACAGATAAAGCTTCGTACCCGCCGCCACAAGGAAGTAATTGATATCCGCTACCGTGACGTACTGCTGCGCATCCCATTGATATCTGCGGTTCACGCACATCAGCGTCATCGTTCCGCTTGCCGCCTGCCCTGCGGGAGTGAACGGCACGGGCGCAGCCATAGGAGTGAGAGTTCCTCCGCGTACGTCAAAATTCTTCGATCCCTTTACCGCGTACTTCAGGTCTACGTTGTATCCGTCTCCGCCCTCATAGAGTCCGGCAAACGTCGTACACTTTACCTGTGTCTCATACGCGCTCTCGCTGACCGCCATTCACCCTCACCTCCTTAATGGTTGTACAGGTTGTAGAATTGCCGCTGCCCGTTCAGGGCATGGATCTTGTTCTTATAATCCTCGAAGCTTTGCCGGTAGATCATTCCTCGGTTCTGCTTCGCAAGGTTCCCGTTTCGATATACCATCCACGTAGCGTAGTCCGCGAGAGCAGGCTGGAGCCATGCCGCAAGCGCAGGCTCGTCTCCTCCGTCGGACAGCTTCTGATCTGCGCCATCGTCTCCAAGGTGTACGCCGTTGATGTAATGGTACAATACGTCATATCCCTCATTGATGTAATCCGTGAGGAAGGGAAGAAACTCTCCCACATCCTCCGCGTCATTCCCGGTCTGGAACATGACCGTGTTCTTTATCTGTGTCAGGGTCATGCCCCGCACCTCCTTACAGTACCTTGTATCGTCCGCTGTTGACGATCACTTCGAAAACCTCATACGGTACTTGAACCTGTTCGCCGCGCTTTACCTGATAGTTCTTTCCGTTCACGCAGACGAATTCAAACTGTTCGCCCTCTTCTACGTTGGGGTCGAGCGGGAGAGTAATGGTTACCATCAGGTCTTCGTCTATCAATACCTTGGGTTCAGCTGTCTTAGTAGCCATATAATCCTCCTGATTGCAAGAAGGGGAGACTTATGCCTCCCCTTCAATATTAATTTTTAAGCGGAAACCGCATGCTCGATACGCACACCGTAGTTCTCATGCAGGATGCCGGAGCCATAGCCGCGGCACTTCCATCCGATGGTGCTGATCTGATCGAGCGGGTCAGCCGTACCGGCAGAACCGGCGGGCTTGATCTTGACCTGTACGTTGCGTCCGTTGCCCTCAAGCGCAACAGCGCCGCAGAACTCCTTGCCATACACGATGGTGGAGTGTACAACGAGGTTGGATGCGCCGCCCTGGTTCGGAACGAGGGTGTCGCCGCTGCCCCAAGAATAGGTCGTACCGGCGAAACGCAGGTGATGGATCAGGTTGGTTCCGACAAGTTCGATCTTGTCGATGTACACCGGGATGTAAGCGGAAGCGGAGGAGTCATTGATCATGACCATCCGGTTCACCATCTTGCGGGTGTACTCGGCAATGCCCTTCGTGTCGGAAGCATTGGTCGCAACGGTAGCGACCGCAACGGTTACCGTGCCGCCTGCGGAAGCCGTGGAAACGGTTCCTGCGGTAAGGGCGACGGAAGCGGTCGAGCCGTAGAGGTAAGACTCAGTCTTGAAGACCTTCGCCTTGGTGGACTCGAAGAACTTCACGCCGTAGATCGTTCCAACTTCGTACTTCTCGATCTTGGACTTATCCTGATAGTCCGCGATGGAGATGAAACGCGTGTCAGCCGTCAGGTCGTACTTCGTCTCAGGGTCGATGACCGCATGGTAGAAGCCGTCCGGGAAACGGGCCGCGTTGTTCTTTTCGAGGGTGCGCACAGCCATCTTGATATCGGAGAACTTGATGTTGTCGCCGGTAGTGATGGCAGCGCGGGAAGTGTTCACGGTGGAAGCGTCAGCGTAGATTACGTTGAAGCCGCTGTTCATCGCGTCCGCGTCATCCGCGTCGATGGACTCAAGGGCCTGCCTACGCAGCTTCTCAGCCGCTACCTGGTGGACATTGTCCAGTACGCCCCAGTCGATCTCGTCAGTCAGTGTGATATAGCCGCCCTTGGGCTTGATGGTGATGAACCTCTCGGTTGCACGGAGGGTCTGTCCGTCAGGTACAACACCTTCGAGCAGAGGCTCGGTGATGATCGGGAGATCTTCGAACGTACGGAACTGTACGCGCTTGCCGTTGTGCGCCGGGAGGGAGATCTTGACCATATCCCTGCCGTGGACGAGTTCGGCCTCATTGTCTTTCAGAAGGGTCTTCTCGTAAAACTGCTCTATCGCACTCGGTGCAAGACCCGCGCTGTGGGTATAGTTAATGTTGGCGTTTGCCATGATTCATACCTCCTGTCTTATGTCAGGCGGTATCTCTTTCCGCTCGCAAGCTGCTTCTGTAGCTGCTCGAAAGCTGCGTCGCTCATACCGCCGATGGTGGTTGCCGCTGCCCCGGAACTGTTCGTACTCCGTATGGCCTGCGGCGCTTTCTTCTGTGACTTGCGCACGAAATCCGCCATCGACATCGAGCCGTTCGACAAGGCCTGCTTGTCCGCGTCCGAAGCGGCATCGAGGAGTTCTTCCACATTGATGCCCGTCACAGACTCTATCGTCTGCGCGTCTCGGAACAGCGTTTGCAGTATCTCATCGTTCGCCTCCTGCGGCTTGGCTGCCGTGAACCTCCCGCTCTTATCCCTCGGCTGTTCGGCCTTTTCGGGTTTCGCTTCGGGTGGTTTCTCAGCCTCAGGCTCAGCCGGGGCCTTTATCCCCTTCTCCGCTCTCAGGAGCCTCAGGGCGAACGCTTCGGAAACATGCTCTTCCTTGGCAAGCTTCGCAGCTTCCTCTTTCAGATTCGCTTCCATTTCGCGCTGTTCGTACTCAGCGATCCTCGCTTCGTACTTCGCCTTTTCCTCGGCCCATGATGCGGCGGCTTCTTCCTTGCCGCGCTTATAGCCTTTGGTTTCGTACGCCTGCATCCTTACCTTCATCGACTGCGGCTTCGTTACGTGCTGCTCTTCCTCAGGTGCGCTCTCCTCAGGCTCGGATTCCTGCTGCTCTTCAGCCTCAGGCTCCTCAGACCCAGCCAAAGCCTCTTCGATGGGTAAGATATCTTCCTGTCCTGTCTCCTCCGTCAGCCCACCCAATACAGCCTCGGTTGACTGCAAGCTGTCGGCTTGGTTCTCGACATCTGCCATAAGGTTGTTTTCCTTTCCCCGCAAGCTCCCTTTCGGGCCAGTACGGTTCAGTATTTATGTGAACGCCGTGAAGCGTTACATCTCCATCGCGCCGCCCATGGCGGCCTCAGGTGCTACCTGTTGTTCCTGTGATACCCTCTCAGCCGTGGCGGGCTGACCGGCTGTCCCCCGAAGGGCTTTCCCCTGCTCGTCTACCACGTTCTGAAGGTTCTCGACACTCTGCTGCAATTCAGCGTTCTGCTGCTGAAGCTGTGCCAGCAGCTGCGCCTGTTGGTCTGCCTCACGGAGGATCGGCAGTATCCGCTCTTTCCCATCTACGTTCAGGAGTTCGAACAGGAGATGGAGCGGGAACGTCTGCCCTGCCTGCGCACTCATCGTGTACGCCTGTATGAACAATTCGTTCTCTGCCTGTATCCTCAGGGGATTCCGTCTCTGCACCTGTATCTGCACGGTGTACGGCGGAGGAGGCAATACGCCCTTTCCGCGTCTTGCCCTCCTCGTCCTCCTGCGCGCCGTTTGGAGGACTTCCATCTGCTGGTCTTCAGGCAGGGCCGAAAGCTGTGCAGCTGTCTCCTCACTTAATGTGTCCTCGCCCATCAGATGGTCAGCCGACATATCCACAAGCCGCTGATTCCCGTCTTTGCCGGTTATCATGCGGACTTGCTTGTCCGTGTAGAACTCGCTTACCAGCCACAGGACTTGCGTTACAATATCCCGGAAAAACTGGTTCAGCGCGGAGTTGTGCATACGGGTGATCTTACCGCCTGCCTCTTGTAAAGCCGAAATCGCGGTCGCTGCCGTTACCCCGCCAGCCGTCTCGCCTCGCGTGAACTGGTTTTGTCCGCTGTCCTGCTTGATGTCAGTCTGGAACTGAAGCATCTGCTGCACAGCCATACCGTTCAGAGGCTTACTCTGGAGCCAGCGTACCGCCTCTTCGCCGATACGATCGCCTTGGATAACGTTGCGATCCCAGTCCGCAAGCGCCTCCTCGTCGATACCGGCTCCCTTGTTGACGAGCATCCTTATCTTCGCCGACATGCGGATGTTCTCATCCACATACCTCGCGTAGCGGTTTACGTACTGCATCATCGGACGCAGCTCGTCTACCATGCTCTGGCCTACCGGCTGCCCCTCGATACGCGAGAACGGTGCTGCCACAAAAGGATATAATCCGTGCGCGTACACGTTCTCGTATTTCTCAAGCAGTACGCCGCCAGCCATGTGGGCGCAGTTGATGGTGTACTTCCGCTTCTTGCGGTCGTACGTTCTCCACCAATACTCCACAAGGAGGGCTTTCCCTTCGGTATCGTCTATCGTTTCCTGGCTCGCGGGAAGCGCATGCGCTCCGTACTGACCGCCTGCTTCGTCTCCCACGTAAGCGCCCTTCTCATAGTGCGCCTTGAACCATTCCAGCGGATGCCACGATACCTTCATGATCGCCCGCGCTTCCTGTATGTTCTCCGAAGAGGAATCCCAAACAAAGCTTTCAAGAGGCCAGCGGATGATAGCCACATCGCCGTCTCCGTTCGCCATGTCGGGATCCCATACAACTTGCGCTACGCATGTGCCGACTCCGTAGAAGTCTTCAACAAACTGCCGGTGCAGCTTCGAGTCATACCCGTTCTGCATCATGATGAACTTCACAACGTCAGTCAGGTCTTCCGCTACCGCCTGCATGTTCGGCCTCTCAGGCTCCATCCGCGCTTCCGGCATGTTGTCGATCTGGTCGGCTACCGAATGCTTGAACGTACTCAGCAAAGTCTGAAGCTGTATCGTTTCATACTCGCCGTTGCCGTCCTGGTCGGGGTCTTTCAGGTGAAGCGTCTTCCGACAGTTCAGCGCCGCCGTGTAGTACGGGTCGTTGTCGTTCTCCCATCGGAGCAGACGGTTATAGGCCTTCGCTACAAGATCCTCGTCTTCAGGCGAGATCTTCAACTCAGGCAGTATGGTGATGTCTTCCTGTATCGCCATTCCATAACCTCCTTAAAAATCCAATGGGTTGAACTCAGGCCGTATGATCGGCTTCGGATCGGCTACCGGCAGCGGGGTCGCCATCATCACGTACCGGGCGCTGTCGTAGGCATGATCCTCGGCCTTCGTACTCACGTCCTCAGGTTTTCGGTCATCGTACGGCAGCACCGGGATCGTGCGGATAAAATCACGACAATTCGAGAATACCTGCAGCTTCGGTAGTCCGCTCTCGTCGAACCTTAACCGCTCATGCATCTGCATCTTTCCGGCTATTCTCGCATTGTCTCCCGGCTCAAAGAATACCCCAATGCGCCCCGCAACAGGTTCCATCTGCTCTGCTACGCTCTCCCCTCTCGACTTGTCGAATATCGCTGGGTCGGCAATCCTTTCTACATGGATGTTGTCCAGGTTCTCATGCTCCTTTTCCCTGTCCACTATCCCTTCCGCTATCTGCCTCGGTGTCAGCCTTATTCCCTTGTCCGGCTCCCCATTGCTCCCGTACCATTCGCGGTACAGGATCAACCGCCCGCTGCCGCCTTTGCGGTCGGGTTCTACCGCAAACCATAAACAGGAGAACGGTTTCGTGTATCCATGGTCGAATCCCATAAACCTCGGCCAATGCGCCGGGATCTCAAACGGCTTGATGACGTGCGTCCATTTCCTGTCAAGGTAATGCTCCGGCTCGTCTTTCCATTCCGTGAATACCTGACCCTCGAACGCATCCCAGTTGCCCTCAAGCAGCGCCCTCCGCAGCGCCTCCGGCTTTC